CGGTCTTGCCCGAGCGGTAGCCGCCCTGAAGCACGCGAATGCGCGACGTCCTGTCACCCACCAGCGCGAGCTGGTGAGGTAGCAAGGTCGCTTCGCCGCGCTCGATATTCGGCACGGTGCGCTATTTCCTGTCGGCGGTTGTGACCACCGCAGGCACCCAATCGACCACGTCAACCGTGTCCGGCAAGTCGGCGACGGTGCGTCCTGGTGGACCGTAGCGGGCCGGATCAAGCGCCGCCAGCATGGCGAGGATCGCGGCACGGTCGCCATCGTCGGCGAGCTGCGCCAGCCGGGTTTCGAGGTCGGCGACGGTCGGTGCCTTGGGTGGCGCTGTAGGCTCGCCAGATGCCTCAGGCTGCCATTGGGCATGTGGGGCGAGGGCATGACCTAGCAGATACTCGCGACACCGCGCACGGAGTTCTGGCGTCGCCTCAGAGACGAGCCCGATCACTCTGTCGTCAGCGTCTGCACCGGGTTCGACGGCAGCCTCAGGACGCGCCACGCCAATCGCCAGATGCACTCGGAGGAGCTCGTCGACGGAGCCCTTGAGCCAGTGCGGGAGCCTATAGCGCCCCGCCTGCTTGCCAGATGGCTTGCGGGGGTAAGTGAGCATGCGCAACGACTATGCCACGTTGGCACAAAAAAACAAACCCCCGACACCATGCCGGGGATCGTTTGCCTTGTCAGGGCCCATCGTGGGCGCGGTGTAGCGCGTGGCGATGGCGAGGGCAAGGGGCCGCCGCTCGGTCAAGCGGCAAGCATTTCGCCGAGGTCAAGAACCGCATCCATAGCCTCACCGCCGCAGCGGGCCTCGTAGGCTTTGCAGAGTTCGTAGCGCACCGTGGACACTTCGGGGTTCATGGGGCGCTTCATGATAGCGAGGATGGCGTCTTTGATCTGGTCGGTGGTCATGCGAGCGATGCGAGCGTTCATGGCGTTCATTTTGTTTCTCTCCCTTGCCAGCAGCCGCGCTGGCCATGCACTCATTCTACACGCCTTCGCAGGAATGTCAAGCACATCCTGTAGAAACATGGATCACCGCATCCCAAAGCCGGATCAAGCGTGATCTGTGATTTGCCTTTTGGTTTTCTCCGCCGTAGACGCTCGACTTCGACGTAACGTGTTGCGTCTTTCTGATTGTAGAAAGTTGCGATTTGTTTCGTTCCCCTCCAAACCTGAGCCCACGAGCCGTCAAGGACAATCCGAAGCGGCATGTCATTCATGGCTTTGATCCATGCTGAAGTTGATTTCCACACCGCTCGCACGGTGTGGCGCTGTAGGTGGCACCGTAGCGAATCGGCGCCTGAACCTGCCTTGACGCCGCGCATGCGAGGCAGACCACATAGCCCAGCGCATCCACTGCGCCCACTTCAGGCTGCTCGCGCAAAAGGCGCCGCATCTCTGCGGCGCGTTGGGCCTCGGTGGCGCTCACACCGCCGTCCAGACGAGGGCGGCGTCATCGGTGCGGTCGGCACGGGCAAGGATGTTGGCGACCACTGTGCCGTCGCTGGTGACAACCACGTTGATGACGTTGTCAATCTGGGTCGTGGCGCAGTCAAAGCCCATGAAAGCGACGGTACGCTTGAGGTTGCCGAGGGTGCCACGGGCGCCGTCGAGGTTGATGTCGGTTTTGATGTTCATCGTGTTGCTCATGAGCCCATTCTACACTCCTTCTCAGGATTGTCAAGCACAACCTGTAGATTCATGGATCACCGCGCTGCAAAGCCGGATCAGGGCTGATCTGTGATCTGTGATCTCCCAAAAACAAAACCGCCCACAAGCGCGAACTTGTGGGCGATCTCGTACCTACGGATCGGGAGAGAGCGAGGGCTCAGTTAGGATGCCGGATGGGGTGGAGGGGTGTCAAGATCTCCCTGCCAATCGAGCAGCGGCAGTCCCGTTGGTGGCCTCCCTGGTGGCCTCTGGCGAAGCTCGGCGACAAGAGCCGCCAACCGCTCTGCCCCGAGGCGCACGTCGTACACAGGCTCCCCCAGCGCCTCGGTCATGATTGCGCACGCTCGGGCATGGACCCGACGCTCGCAGTAGTAGAGCCGGCGCGTACAGGCCGATGCGTCGCGGGTGACCGCCACCAGCCTCGCCGGGTCTTCGGCCAGCCGTGCGGCGATCTCATCATCGCGCAGCGCAGCCGCTTCCTCCATGCGCCGAATGTCGTCCTCTGTCGTAGGCCCGTCGAGATTCATGTCTGTTCTCTCCCTCCCTCCACCATGACAGCACCGCTAGGCGGTGTCAAGGGTGGAGAGGGGGGGCTTCTTACTTCTTATAGAAAACCAAAAAATAGTTTTCTTATGGTTTTCTCTTACATTACAGGGGGGACCGATGATCTAACCCTTTCTTCCCGCACACGCGCAAAGCCCCGGACCAGCCGGGGCTTTTGTTTTGTTTTGGAAGGAAGGAAGAAAGCGTGTCAGTTTGCCGCAGGTGTCTGCCCGAGCCTCACGATCTGGCGAGGCCGTCCACCTGTCTTCTCACCTATCACGCTGGCCGTGCCTTCGTCTACTAGCCGATCCACGACCTCGCCGACCTGTCGTGCGCTCAGCGACCGACAGGCCCGCAGTAGCTCGCCCTTGGCCATCTGCCCGCCCGCCGCAGTGATCACACCGATCACGGTGTCGATCTGGCCGGCGTGATCGTCCCACGCCGTGCGCCTGTTTGCCCTTAGGCTCGACGCAAACACGCGAGCCGACTCATGGGCCACCTTGACTGCCAAACGCGCAACAGCGCCCGTCACAGTCGGTGTAGCGGCCTCGGGCTGGGACAGCGCCGCCAGAACAAGCGCCACGCGAGCGGCAAACTCAGGGACACGCGCCAGAACCGATGGAGGGATGCCGCCTTCGGTGCCGTCACGTCGCGCTGCGTCAGCGTCCAGCTTGCACTGGTTGAGCGCCTGCCGTGCGTCGTCGTCCTCAGGCATCGTGATCGGGTCGTAGACCCGCTGCACGTCGGTTGCCGTCTCCGACGCCACAGGAAGCCCGAGGTGCCAAGCGTCGTGTCTCTCACGGATGGCCAATATCGCGGCCTGCACATCCATCGGGATGCCGTCGTCGCCACGACCCTCCAACGGTTGCCAGTCGGGCAACCGATGCTGCGTGCGCGTCCAGACATGCCGGCCGACAAAGCCATCGGCGACCTCGGTTGACGTCAGCACGCTATGCAGACTCTCCGGTGTCGTCGATCCAAGCAACGCGACGACGGGAGCGACGAGGTCGATCTTGCCACCGCCCTTGACCAGCGACAGCGCCGGTGACCATCGGTCGGTGCCCTTCGTGCTGATCTCCGTGAGGCTGTGCTTGATGTCCTGCCGATGCGAGGCAGCCCGAGGCCCGATCACGGACTGAAGTTGCATTCCATACTCGTCAAGCACAAGACACGTTGCGACGCCAGCGTTGACAGCACGACGCACGCCGTCGACGAAAGCAGGGCCAGAGCTGAACGAGTTGGGGCCTCGCAGGTTGGGCCAGCATTGATCGATCACGCGCCCCAGACACGACTGCGGACGGCCCTTGCCCTCACCCGAGCCGCCGAGCGCGACGACGTAAAGGCTCGACGTCGCACGACGGTAGACGAGCCGACGCCCTGCGATGGCGGACCCGAGCGCCAGAAGCGCCCCGATGGTCAGTCCTGGTTGCGGATGATCAGCCCCACGGATGACCCACCCGCTGAACGAATCGCAAAGCCCCCCGAGGTCACGTATCTCGTTGAGCAGCCGCCATCGGTCGGCGTCGTCTTCGTCGTTACTGCGCCCCCTGGGCCTCTCCGGTTCCGGTGGCAACACCTCGACGTCGAGGGCTTCCTCGTCGTAGGTGAAGTCAATCAAGTTGCGCACCTCGGGCCATGCGTCGCGGTTCTCAGCCGGTGACCGGGGAGCCAATGCGCCAGCGTCAAGACAACGCTTGATTGTCTTGATTGACTTGCCGATGCCCTCGCCCCATGCATGGGCCACAGACGCAAGCTCGTCATGCGCCACGCCAAAGGACAAGTGTCCAGCGCCGCAGATTTGGCCGAGCTTGAACGCCGCACGCGCCAGCGCATGATTGCGCCCTCCCTTCTGCACCGCTCGCAGCGTCGTCACTTCCTCGTCGACAGCGCGTGTCGCCCACGACGACGCCGTCAGCCTGTAGGCGTTGCGATGAACCACCATCGCCGTCTGACGTGGGGTCAGTTTCTCCACGATCCACGACGGCAACGGTGTGGGATCGATGTCGTTGATCCACGCATACGGCTTGCCCTCGACGACGGACGGCCACACGAGGATGTAGCCTCCGTCGCCTCGGGTGTCGACGTCAGCGCCAAGCGCGTTGGCGTTGTTCTTCGCCGTGTTTGGCAGCCCTCCATCGGGCAAGGCGTAAACGTAGTGCCACCCGCCCGAGCGTGTGCGGGCGATCCATGTCTCGGGCAACCGAGGCATGATCTCCGACGACGGAGCGTCAACGTCGATCACATAGATGCCCGACCTCGACCCTGTCGCAATGGCGACGTTGGCCTCGGGTGACTTCTCCCACCATGTTCTGATCTGTCCCTTGTTCGTCGTCGCCTCTTTCAGGCCCGACGTCCCAGCAAACGGCACCTTCGTTCCTGGGGCACACGGAAAGACCGCCAGCCCGCGCTTTGCGTACCATAGTGCCGCTTCCATCATCGTCATCGTTTTCATCGTTCTCTCCCTCACCATGGCAAGTCATCCATGTCGTCATTGATCACAAGCGGGGTTGGTTCAGCAGCCTGTGCTGCGTCTGGGTCGTCATCGCCGGGCTGCCTCGCCTCGCCATGCACGATCTCGACGACGCGAGTGTATTTCCCCTCGGGCTGCGTCTTGACCCCGACGACAGGCCGCAGATAGCCAGCGTCCAACAGTTCAATTGCTTCCTCGACGGATTCGACTTGTCGCGCCGTCGTGTGCTCTGCCCACCACTTTTGTGCCTTGCGCCACGCAAAGCCACCGGGGTCATGTGACAAGCAGACCCACTCCGAGGCAACCTTACGCATGAGCCCATCACCGAAGGGATCAGGTGGGTAGTAGTCAAGTCGCAACGTCGGAGGAGCGACGTCATCGCCCATCTTTCGGTGAAGCGCCCACCGCACTTCGCCGATGTCATGATGCGTGATCGGGGCCTCGACCTTGACGGGGACCGACACCGACACCGACAGCGCCGGAAGGTTGCTGGCCTTGTCGTTGGCCTTGCGCTCCGGTGCGGGCCACTCATAGCCGCAGTGATCGCACTGCCTCGACGACGCCGCACACGTCGCTGCACACGTCGGGCAGACCTTCGTCGGTGCCTTGCCGTCACCCTTGCCTCCCTTGGGCTTGACGCGCACGTCGTCGATAGGGCCATGACGTGCGATGTTGCCGCCGTAGTCAAGCAGCAAGCAGTCACGCTTTCCGTCGGCGATGCGCATCCCACGGCCAACCATTTGGACGTAGAGGGACGGGGACATGGTCGGGCGAACAAGCGCCAACACATCGACGACAGGGGCGTCAAAGCCCGTCGTCAACACGTCGCAAGACGACAGCACCGACAGTTCGCGGGCCTTGAAGCGTCCGATGATCTCGTCACGCACGCCGCGCTCAGTCTCACCTGTAATGACCTCACATGACAGCCCGCGCATCTGCACTTCGTTCCGCAGTCGCTTCGCATGAGCCACCGACGTACCGAAGATCATCGCCGACGTGCGCCCACTCGACAGAGCAGATGCCACGTCGTCGGCGACCTTGCCGTTGATGCTGTCGACGTCGCACGCCATCTCTAGATCACGCGCCGCAAACTCGCCCATCCGCACGCCGACCTCTGACAGGTCGATCTGTGCTGTCGCGTAGCCGGTGACGACAGGTGAAAGCCAGCCATCGCGGATGAGTCGCTTGACGTCGACGTTGTAGGCAATTGACGTGAAGAGCGCATCCTCGCCCTCGGTCAGGTAGCCCTGCCCGAGACGGTAGGGCGTCGCAGTGTAGCCGACGCACCGCATATCGGGATTGATCTGTCTCAAGTGTCCGATCACGCGCTGGTACGATGTCCCGTCATCGGGAGAGATCAGGTGCGCCTCGTCGACGATCATCACGTCGCGAGCGCCCAGCACCTCGGGTCGACGCACGATGCTCTGCACGCCGCAGATAGTGATCGCGTCGACGTCACGCACGCCAAGCCCCGCGCTGTAGACACCGATAGGTGCCTGCGGCCAGATGGAGCGGACTGCCTTTGCGTCCTGGGAGATCAGTTCTGCTCGATGCGTCGCGATCACGACACGCGCCCCGTAGTCCTGCACGAGCCGACGTGTCAGCTCGCCTAGCGTCGGGCTCTTGCCGCTCCCTGTCGGCATCACAATGAGCGGGCTTGCTGGCCTCTCTGGCGTCGACGGTGCCCGATCCCAATAGGCAAACACCGCGTCCACTGCCTCTTGCTGGTAGTCCCTCAGTTTCACTTGATCTGTCCTTTCTGCTTGACGGGCTTTGTAGCACGCGCTACAAGCGAACCACAAGAGGAAGAAACCATGCAGATCAAGAAACTGTCCGCCGCCATCCGACCTGAAAGCCCAAAGATTGTCGTCTACGGTGAATCCGGCATGGGCAAGACGACGCTGATTGCGTCACTGCCCGGTCGTGTGTTGATCGTGTCGGCGGAGGCCGGCCTGTTGTCTCTGTCGTTTGCCGCTGGCGATGACCGATTCGACGTCGTCGAAGTGTCGACCGTCGACGACTTGATCGCAGTCCATAAGCACCTGTCGTCGTCGTCGCATGGCTACGATTGGGTCGCCGTCGACAGCGCATCAGAGATTGCCGAGGTAATTCTTGCTGCGGAAAAAAAGAAAGCCCCCGATCCTCGTCAAGCCTACGGTGCGGTCATCGAGCGCATGACGGCAGCATTCCGGGCCTTCCGCGACCTGCACGGTGTCGGTGTCTACTTCACCGCCAAGCTGGCCAAGATCAAAGATGAGGCAACGGGTCGCGTCACCTACGGTATCGCGATGCCGGGCGCGAAACTGGGTGACGCTGTGCCATATCTTTTCGACGAGGTCTTTCGCCTTGTCAGCGTCGACGAAGTCGACGCCAATGGGGTCAAGACACCGACCCGCTATCTTCAGACTTCTGGCGACGCACGGAGCGTCGCCAAAGACCGCAGCGGGGCGCTTGACCCGCTGGAACCCGCAGACCTTGGAGCCGTACTGGCGAAGATGGCTGCACACACTGGCGCGGCAGTTTCCGCGACGAAAGAGCAGGAGTGAACCATGTTCAATGATGACGATTTCGACCTTTCCTTTGATCCGTCAGCGCACGTTCCGCAGTCGCGATCCTTTGATCCTCTTCCCGCTGGCACCTACAGATTCGCGGTGACGTCGATCAAGCCGAAGATGATCAGCGAAAACACGACGCGCCAGTTCACCGTGGAGCTGACTGTGTCCGACGGCGAGCACAAGGGCCGCAAGGTGTGGGGCCGGCACTCTGAGCGCACTACGCGCACCGACGAGGGCATGCAGAAGTCGGTTGCCATCGGGCAGGATCGCCTGTCGGAATTGATGATTGCCTCGGGTGCGAAGGGCAGCAACCTTGCCGCCGTTGTCGGCTGTGAAGTCGAGGCCAAGATCAAGGTGCGTCCGGCCTCGGGTAACTTCGACGCCAGCAATGACGTCGTCGCCTACGTCGTGCCCGCCGCGCCTGCGGCGAAGCAGGCCGCACCTGCGCCGACGTCAAAGCCTGGCTTCATGGCGCGGAAGGGCTGACCAATGCGAGTCACCTACACCCGCGACGGCGTGCGAATCGAACTTGACGGCGACCGCCTCCGTGCGTTGCGCGTTGATCGTGGCCTTACGCTTGCGGGTGTGGGTGACTCAATCGGTCGGACAGCCGCCGCTGTTTGCTCACTTGAGCACGAGCGGTGGCTCCCCACCATCGAGACATGCGACGCGCTGGCCTCACTCTTTGGGCGCGACCTCGCACGCACTGGCGCTATTCGCGTCGTCAGGGATGGCAAGTGATCGACATCGTCCTACCCATCAAAATCACAAGCCCCGCCAACGGCAGCCACGGCCATTGGGCAGCCGACGCAAAGCGCCGCAAAGACCAGCGCACGATCACAAAATGGGGCCTGATCCCTCTGGCAAAGCCTGCGCTCCCTGTCGTCGTCACGCTTACTCGCATCGGCGTGTGCGACCTCGACAGCGACAACCTTGCAGGCGGCTTCAAGTCGGTGCGTGACGAGGTGGCCGCATGGCTTGGGTGTGGCGACAGCACACGCGACCCGATCACCTGGGTGTATCAGCAACAGCGCGGCGAGCGTGGTCAGTACGCGACGCGCATCACAATGGAGAGCAGCACATGAACAAGACAGAAGACAAGAACGGCAGTCACGCAATCATCGGTTTGTTTTTCGTTGGCGACGTGGGCAACCGCAAAGGTCATCAGGGACAGGTCCTGTCCTACGTCGTCAATGGGTTTTATTTGGTCCAATTCTACGGATGGTCATTTGGCGATCCGACTAACTGTGCCGTTGTGCCGTTGACAGAATTGAGCACCGCAGCGTTCTATGATGACCACGCCGAATGGGTGGCCGCTGGAGAGGCACTTTCGGCCCGCAATTATGCGATTGCCAAGGCAGAAGCTGCAAAGGCTGAAGTCCGATGAGCATCATCTATCTGGACGTCGAAACAATCCCAGCCCAGCGCCCCGACGTCGTCGCATGGATGGCTGCGCAGTCGATGGCGAAACGCGAGCCCCACGCCGACGTCGACAAGACCTACCGTGCATCGTCGTTGTCACCGACGCTCGGAGAACTTGCCGTCGTGTCCTACGCGCTCGACGACGGCGACCCGTTCGTGTTCACTCGTGACATGTCGTCGCCGACAGGCGAGCGCGACCTTGTGCATCGTGTCGCCGAGGATCTACGCGACCTCGACGAAGAGGTACGCATCCGTAGGATCGTCGCCCATAATGCAGCCTTCGACCGCACGATGCTGCGCACGCGAGCCATGGTGCATGGTGTGAAGTTGCCCTACGGTGTCCACGCCCTGAATCTCAAGCCATGGGACAGCCCCTGGTACTGCACGCTAGAGGCACTGCGCACCGACTATCGCGGTGGCGCGAGTCTCGATGCTGCGTGCGTGGCGTTCCACGTCCCGCTCCTCAAGGGCGACATCGACGGAAGCAAGGTCTGGGACGTCATCTGCGCTGGCCGCATCGACGACGTGGCCCGCTACTGCGCCGACGACGTGCGCCGTGTGCGCTCAGTGTATCGAGCGATCATGGGGGTTATGTGATCACCTCCATCTTCAATTTTCTCGGCGTCAACCTCGCCACCCTCGACGTCGTCGTGGTGCCGCTCGACCAATGGCATCGCGTCTTCGAGCGGGTGCGACGCGCTGAAGCGCGAGTGCATGACCTAGAACGGCAGATGGCCGCGATGGAGCAATCCCATGTCCGCTGATCTCCGCCTTGGCCGATGGCAGGACGTGCTCGCCGATGTCGAGTGTGACGCGCTGATCTGTGATCCGCCGTATTCGGCGCGGACGCATGATGGGGCGCGCGCCATCACCGCAGACGGCATCGTCGAGGGCGTCGGCCAGTATGCGCACCTGACCGACGACGACGTGCGCGAGTTGGTCGCCGCGTGGTCTGACCGGTGCCGTGGGTGGATGGTGTTTGCGACTGACGATGTCATCGGGCCAGTGTTCCGCGACGCTGCTGACGCCGCAGGGCGCTACGCCTTTCCACTGCTGCCGGTGCTGCAGCAGCAGCCCCGTGTGTGTGGCGACGGCCCTTCGCAGCACGGCCACTATCTCGCCGTCAGCCGGCCACGTCGCCGCGAGTTTCTGTCATGGGGCAGCCTTCCGGGCTGGTACGAGGCACCACGGGAGAAGGGCGAGATTCGCGGAGCCAAACCCATCGGCCTCATGTCCGCCATCGTCCGCGACTACAGCCGCCCTGGCGACCTCGTCTGCGATCCGTTCGTCGGCAGCGGCACGACGGCACTTGCCGCACTGTCGGAGGGTCGCCGATTCGTCGGCAGTGAGCAGAAGCCCGAGCATTACGAAATCGCTCGACGACGCCTCGACCGAGGCTATACACCCACGATGTTTTGAAGGAGACACACCATGCACGACACCGAAGCACCGACGATGACGGACGCAGAACGAGCGGACAAAGCAGAGCGCCAATTGTTTGAGGTGGGCATCCAGCTCGTCGCAGCGCAGGAGCGGCTACGGCTGGCGAGCGAGACGATCGATGGCCTGTCCATGACGGCGCTCATCTGGGCGGGGGTCTCCAACAAAGTCGCCGCGAAGGCCGACATCAAGCATGTGCGCGAGGCGTGGGACACCGTCCCCGGCGACGCGCTCCCTCCCACGTCACCCGCTGGCGAGTCGGCCCCAGCCAGCGGGAGCACCCCGGCCGCATCGTCGGCGACGTCCTCCGTCTCGGAGGTGGAGGGGAGTCGCTGCGCACACTGGACGACCCGTGGTGACGTGCTGGCGAGG